CAGCGGCGGCCATGTAGCGGATGGCGCTGTCGTGCAGCCGTTGGGCGATGTCACGGGCGTCAATGCTCAGCAGCGCGGTGGCTGCGGATACGCCACAGACAACCCCGAACGCGGGCATCTGCGCGGGAAGGGCGACCCCCAGGGCCAGCGACGCGCATGCGACGACGACGGCCATGAGGGCGATGGTGCTTTTCTTCATGATGGTTCCTTGGAGTGGAGCGGGTTGGGTGGATCAGGCGAGCTTTTGCTTGAGCACGCGCACGCGCCCTTGCTCTTCGGCCTGGCGGAAGGCGGTGTAATTCGCCTGCGAGCCGAACTCGGTTTGCAGGGACTTGTCGGCCTCGAATTCGGCCTTGCAGCGCTCGGGGAATGGCAGGGCTTCGATGCGGGCCTTGTCGGCGGCGGCTTTCGGCGCATCGACCGTCGGAGCGGGCAGCGTCGGCACCGGCTTGGGCGCTTCTTGTGCGGCAGCGGTTCCCTGGGCCTGGCGGATCGAGCGCTCGGCCTGGTTCACCGCAAGTGCGGCATCGCCGCCGCTTGTCTTGCCATCGAACTTGAGCGTCGCAATCAGCGCTTCGTGGCCCGGTAGCAGTGCGCCCTCGACGGCCTGGATGCGCGCGCGCTCGGCTGTGGCTCCAGCTGCCATGAACTCGGTCCGGAGTTCAGAGAACAACGCGGCGTGCTGTTGTTCAAGAGTAGGTCTGTCCATTGCATTTCCTCGTGTGGTTGAAAGTTGGGATGTGAGCAGCACCGGCTCAGCTGTTGGCTTGCTGCCCTGCACACCGGCAGGGTCCTGGGCTGTTGCGCCGATGGCAAACACGGCTTTTCGCCTGTCTGCAAACTGCGCGGGATTGGTGGCCATCTGCTCGACCAACTGGTCAACAGTGGCGAATCCATCGACGAGGCCGGCATCGACCGCTTGCTGTCCGATGAATTCGCGGCCGTCGGCCATGCGGGCGAGCACGGTTTCAACGTCGGTTCCGCGTGCCTCTGCGACGGCTTCTACGAACATGCTGTACATGTAGTCGAGCTGGCCCTCGAAGTGCGCCATGTACTCTGCACTTGGCGCCTGGCCGTTCACCGCGCTGCGCTTGTACTTGCCTCGGATGAATTCGAGCGAAGTGGGATCCGCTTGGCTCAGTGCCAGGCGCGCGTAGACGCCAATGCTTCCCGCGCGCGCCATGCTGCCGGTCAGGTAGACAGCGTTCGCGAACGCTCCGCCCCAGTAGGCGGCGCTGGCGATCTGCGCGTCGCTAACCGTGACGATCGGCTTGACGGTGGCGAACTCGCGTACCGCCTGGCCCCATTCAGGGATGCCATAGACGCTGCCGCCGGGCGAGTCGATTACCTGGATCATCGACTTGATGCGCGTATCGGCCTGGGCCGTCTGGATCTGTTGCACCAGCAACTGTGCCGAGGTGCCGCCGCTGACTTGCGTGAACAGGTTTGCTTTTGGCGCGATGATGCCCTCGACACTGAGCACAGCAACGCCGCCCTCGCGGACTGCATAGGCTTGCTGGTCGTTGCCGAGCGGGCGACCCAGTCGGGCTTCGACTGCTGCGATGTCGATCTTCTCGCCCTTCAGATGGGTCGCGTAGATCTCCTGCATTTCGCGCAGGCTCTCGGGCAGGATGGCCCAGGGCGATTGCAGGAGTTCGATTAGCTTCATGGGTTGTGACTGTATGAATTGCGCAAGAAAAAAAATAGGGCAAATTGAGACTACTTTTTTGCCGGGGATCGCGCGGGCGATCTTGTCGGCGGTGCCGGCATTGGCGCTGGCGGCGCTGCAGGCCGGCGAAAACGCGAGGGCCGCTCATCGTCGTCGTCGCCCTCTTCGTCTTCCTCGTCGTCGCCCTCGGGTGGCGCACTCGGAGCGGCGCCGGGAGCGGGCTGCAGAGTGCCGTCCCGACGCATGATGTCCATTTCCTTCTTGAGCTGGCGCTGCTTGCCTTCCCAGTCCTGCCCGTCGTGCAGGATGCTTTCGGCCTGGCGCGTGCTGGTGCCGAGGGCGACGCGCTTCTCAGCGGCTGTGACTTCCTTGACCGGATCGAGAGAGCCCGGGCCGTCGCCTGTCCAGATCGCGGCGCCCCAGGCCGCGCGGATCGCAGGGTCCGCGAAGAAGCCGGGTGCGGCGATCCTGCCTTCGCTAACTTCGTTGGCCAGCCAAAGGTCCAGGATCGGCTGGCAGTAGTTCTTCGCCATCTTGTCGCGCCGGTAACGAATGTTGCGCCAGGCCATCTCGAACGCGGCACGCGCGGCCGTGTAGCTCGATTGGAAGTCCATCACCATGAACTCGTAAGGCTGGCCCAGCGCCATGCCCATCTGGCGAACCATGGCACGCCAGAACGGATCGAATGCGGGGTTCGGGCGGCCAGGGGTCTGAGTGTTCGCTTTCTCGCCTGGCAGCAGGTTCACTGCCCTGCCCGATTCGAGCTTGCCAGACCACTTCTCTGACTTGTCGATGATGCGCCGCTGCGTGTCTTCCTCAAACATTTCGTGGAAAGCCTCGGCTTCCATTTCCATGAAGACGACGAACAAGCTGGAGACAACGGCCGCGTTGAGTTCGGCATCGCTCCATTTGTTCAGCTGCTTGAGCGGCTCGAGCAGTGGCGCGAACCACGGAACGCCGCGCACCTGGTCGGGGCGGAGCATGTCCATCAGATGAATGACGTTCAAGCGATCTGTTTGCGCTCCACGGATCGGGACTTCGCTCCAATCGTTTGTGCCGCGCAGATCACCCGGATGATTGCGCGCTATGTGCACCGCCAGCGGCGCGCCGGTCTCTGCATCGAGCACGATGCCGTCCTGCAGCGTGGTGCTGTCTTGTTGGCCGCGTGGGTTGCACACGCGATCTGCCTCGATGATCTGCAGCGCCAACTGCTGTCTGGCATTTCGTTTCACCAGCGGGGTCAGGACAAAGGTGTCACCGCTTTCGCGCCAGGTGCGATATGCGAGGTCGCTTTGTTCGTAGAAGTCGAGCTTGCGCTTGATGTCACAGTCCTTTGACTCAGCCCAGGCCCGGAACATCCACTTGGTGTTTTCCATCCATTCCTGGGCCTGCTCTTCGCTGATGCCCAGGCGCTTGGCGTCGATGTTCGGCGTATAGCTCAGCCCGGTGCCAACGACGTGGAGCACGTCATTGTTGATGGCACCGAGGGCGACTGGCGCGTTTCGCACCTGGTCGCGGCTGCGGTCGCGCAGCATCGGCAAATCCGGGCTGATGTCTACTGCGGGCGAACCGCCTCCAGGATTCCAGTCGCCTGTTGCCGCTCGATCGCGGCGCGCGCCGATGTATCCACCGAGGCGGCGGCCTGCAATGGCCGTCATTTCAAATTTGACGCGGTCCTGGTAGAGCTTCTGCGCCGCCTTCGGCGCGACATTCTTCATCATCCGCTCGAGCAGGTTCGGCGCGAACTCGATGCGTTCTGTTTTGGTCATCGTGCGACTACCACGCGAGTGCGGCCACGGCCAGAGGCGCGATTGCTCAGCTCGACGACGCGCGCGTTCCAGGTCTTGATACCTTCCTGGATGCTTGCTAGGTCGGCGCGTGTGAGCGAGCGGGAGCTGGTACCGCTGCCGATGTTGTACGACTGGCCCTGCAGCACGGCGGTTTCTGCGGCCATGTAGGCGACCAGCTGCGCTTCAGCCATGGCGAGTGTGATGCCCGACATCTGTTAAGTCCTCATTCCGTTGCTCCGTTGGTTGACAAAAAGCTCGCGCTTCGTTTCAGAGCCGCCAGTATGAGAACCTGTCAACGAAAAAAATAGGGCAAATTGAGACGACTTCAGCGACCGCCGCGCTTGAGGTACCGATAAAGCGTGGCCCGGCTGATGCCGTTGGACTCGACAATTTCGCTCGTGGGCGCGTCGGTCAACGCCTGGGCGAAGACGCGAGCGCGTTGCTCGGTGTTGGGATGTTTCTTGCGCTTGGCGATCCGCGTGCGCATGCCGCCAAAGCGTTCGCGAAACTCCTGTTCGATCTGGCTCAGTTGCTCGGCTGTGATTGCCGGGTTGGCGCGGTGCACCAGCTCGAGCAATTCGCGCACCAGGTCGAGGTCGCGCTCGACTTCATCGGCCTGGCGCATCAGGCACGGCGCGAGCCGGAGCTCAAGGTTATGCGGCCATGCATCAGTGCGGCGAGCGTGGATTCTTCGGCCGTCTCCTCGCTTGTGCCAGGCGGATACGTATCCGGTTGGCTGAAAAGGTCGGGCGCGCGCGGGGCGATGCGATCTTCGCGTCGCTTCCAGCTGGTTTCACGGTAGGACGTGATGCCCAGGTAGCAGGCGGCGGCGTAGGCGTACACCATGCAGTCGCTCGCCTCTTCGCGATGGCCGCGCGGCGTGATCCAGCGCATGAAAAGCTTTCTGTCCACGGTGACCGGCATCAGCTTGGCGGCCGTCATCTGCTCGAACTCGTCGGTTTGCTTGAGCACGTCGGGCACGTGCACATAGCCTGGGCCCCTCTCGGTCAGACGCATGCGGCTGTAGAGCAGGTCTTTTGCGGTGTCCGTGCCGATGGGCCAGAGCTTGACCCCGCTCTTGATCGTTTTGCCGCGCCAGTTGACATCGGGTTTTGACGGGCGGCCAAGCACGGGTTTGCCGTAAGTGCTCGCGCCCTTGATTGACAGCACGTTGGCGTGTGCGTGGTTGCGGCAGTAGATGTAGACGGCGTGTGTGTTGTGCCCGCCTGAGTCGATGGCAGTCGCCTCAATCAGTACTTGCGCGCCGCCCTGGTGGCGCAATGGCGTGCGCCTGATTTCCGTCAGACGCGTCCAGGGCGAGCCTGGCGTGTTCTCTTCGATGTTCGGGTCGCCGTAGATGATGTGGCGCTCGACAAGCCAGCTTTCCTCGCCACGGCCGTAGGCCCAGACGCGTGCTTCGAGGCGATCGGGCTGGGTGTCCACGCCCATCGTGCACATGAGGCCGTGCAGGGGCACGATGCCCATCGGGTAACCTTCGGCGCGCTGGCTTAGCGCCTGGGCGTCGGCGCCGGTTCCCTGCTCTTCGTAGGTTTCGGCCAGGCTCGAGTTCTTGAATTCCTTGAGCGCCGCCGAGTCGCCGATGCGTTGCTTGGCGATCGCTTCGTCCCACTTCTCCACCAGCGACGCCCAGCTACGCCATCCGAGCGGGCTGTAGAGCTTGTTTAGCCAGAAGCCGGCGCGCTTGCCGCGTGAGGCGCCCGGGTTGCCGGGGATCCAGATGCCTTCGCGCAACATTTCGGTCTTGTTGTACTCCTCGATCGTCGCGCCGCAGTGGCGGCAGATGTAGACCGCAGTTTCGGCCCGGGCGATGCCGGCCGGCGTCTTGAGCCACTTGATGCCGAACGGGTCCTTCGCGCCCCAGACGAGTACTTGCCGCTCGCCACAATGCGGGCAAGGCACGTGGTACTTGCGTTGATCGCTTGCCAGGTATTCGGATTCGATGGTGCTGGCGCCCTTGATCGTCGGCGTGCTGGCGATGATCAGCTTGCGCCGAGAGAAGTTGCTCATGCGCTCTTCGAGCAGGGCGAGCGGCGGTCCTTGGTTGTCCACGTCGGCCGGCCATTTGTCGACTTCGTCGGCCGTCGCAAAGCCGAGCGGCTTGGATGCGAGGCTGCTGGCAGAGTTGGCGCCGCCGAAGAACACGGCGAAGCCGCCCTGAATGCTGCGCGAGCGCCAGCTGCTGGACTCGTCGCGACTGCGGTGCACGGATACAAGGCCTTCCATCACGGGTGTCTGCTGGATGGTCGGCAGGAAGCGCTGCCCGCTGTGGTCCTGTGCATCCTGCAGCGTGGGCTGCACCATCATCATGTCTTGCGGGTCGGTGTGGATCCGCTGCATGAGCGAGTTGTAGAGCACTTCGGTCTTGCCGAGCTGCGTGGCAAACATCAAGACGACGCGCTCGAACGGCGAGAACGCGCTGGCGCAGACCATGGGTTCGACCAGGTAAGGCGTGCGCTCGTTTCGCCACTGGCCGCGTTCTGGGCCTTTGGCAATGTATCGGAACTCTTGCGCCCATTCGGCGGTGTTGACGCGCGGTGGCGGCGCGAAGAAGCGGAGTTTTTGGCGGGCGAGGATTTCCTGCGCACGCGCGTAGTCGGGATCGAGCTGCAGGGCGCTCACCCCTTCCCCTCCGACTTACGCAACTGGGCGCCAGAAAGCAGGCGCAGGGCCTTGTCGAATTCATCATCGAGCAGCTGCTCGATCTTGAAGACGTCGGTCTCGGCAGCGAGCAGCGGCGCGATCCGGGCCCGGACCTGCAGCAGGTGCTCGCGCGCGGCGGCGAGCGACGCGCCCCAGACGGCCTCGACCACGGCGACGCGGATGAGGTCGCCCTGCATTTCCTTCATCTTGAGCTGATTCATCCGCGCCTGGGCGGTCTCGTTCAGCGTCTTGGCGACGTGGTAGCTCGTGACGGTGGCGTCGCCCTTGGGCAGATCGGCGGCGGACGCGTCGCCTGGGGCATCCGCTGCAGGCGGCGTGGCCGGCGCCGGCGGTGTCGTCAGGGCGCGGGCCGTCTTGGCGCTCGGCCGCACGCGGTTTTGCAGGGCAAGCTTGGCGAGTTCGACATCGATGAGACCGTCTTTGTCCTCGGAGAGCACGCCACGGGCCACCAGGTCGCCAATGGCCTGGCGAGATACGCCCAGCTCGCGGGCGAGCTGCGCCTTACGTGCCTTTGCTGGCGCGGTCGATGGAGCGGAGGCCACTGAAGAACTCGCGATAGAAGTTGAAGAGATCACGACTGGCGTGGACGGCGGTTTGCTCAATGCGTGGATTCGTGTTGACGTTGGCCGACGACTCGATGGCGAGGTAGTAGCCCTCGGCCTCATTGGCGGCCAGGGTCACCTTGCTATGGTTCTTGGCGATCACGAGCCGGCAGTCGTAGGTCTTGACCATCTTGAGCATCTGCTCGTACTCGTCGCCGTACTGGTTGGGGAAGATCTCGCCCGCGTACAGCTCGAACTGGTCGATGGTGCCGGCGTCGAGCCACTTCTCGATCTGATCGAGGTCGGCCTTCGCGATGCACCAGGTGGAGATCGCGACATAGTCCATGGGCATCGACTTGAGCGCGTGCGCCAGATAGGACAGCGCGTCCACGTCGCCATGACTGATCACGTGCCAGCTCTCGCCCTCGGCGATCCGCTCGGGCAGGATGTCGGCCAGTGCTTTCTCGCCCTTCGCGCGGCGCGCCTGTATCCGCTGGACCACGCGCAGCGCCCGGGCGTCGCCCTCTGCGCGCAGCTCGTGCGCGCGCGCGGCGTGGATCGCTTGGATTTCCGTGGCATCGAAGTCGGCGAAAAGGTCCTGATCGGTCATGTCAAGCTATCTGTCAAGCAAACCTGGAGCCCACAAACTGGCCCGATCCGGCGCTCGTTTCGCCC